TCATCATAAACAGGATCGAGTTCAGTGAATCTCAGAGACAATTCATATGATGTCATTGTTCTTTCTGCATCATTGAAAGTCATGTAAGTTCCATCTGGAGTATAGTTCACATCACATGCAGTTAATGCACAAGTTTTAATTCTATTTAATGATGGATGATCCTTAATTTCTTTTCCATTTGAGTCATAACTTACATACCTAATGTTAAATACGTTAGGTGCTTTTAAGAATACTGTGGTTTCGGTTGTCTTAACTGACATTCCTTGTTTGAAGAAACGAATAATATTTTTTACTTGTGTTGCTTCTGATATACTTCTTGGAGAAAGGCGGAATGTAAATGTAAATGGACGCAGAGAAGGAGCATTAAAAAGCAACTCCATATTTGGATTTAAAATTGCTCCACTTGCTCTTGATAAAAGTCCTTGAACACCAACTGCTTCTTGTGCCAAGTACAATTTTAGTGCTTCGCTATATGAGTCACTATTCCTAAATTCACTTGCAGCTTGACCAAGAAGATCTCCTACTGCTTTACCTAAATCTTCTGTTGACGTGTTCATGAATTGTAGTGACTTGCCTACGGCAGTAGCTGAAAGAGCGTTGAGACTGCTTCCTTGCCAATCAACCGAATTGCTATCGGTGATTGATGGTTGAATTGGTAGTGTTACTGAACCTTCAATAGTTCCTCCAGGTTTTCTTTTAATTGTTTGTTTCCCTAAAAAATTTGGATCTATGATACTTCCCTCAGAAGTTTTCATTGTAAAAATAATTCTATCTTGTTTGAATTTATTATCTGATTCTCCTTTTAGGGTTTCTGGATAATAATAATGTCCATATTTTTTTCTTACTTTTGCAGTAGCTACACTAATATCTATAGGAGGCCCTGCGTCAACGTTTGGTGTTGTTTGTGCTACTTTTGCTGCTGTTGCATTTTTTTGCTTTACAGAGGTTTCATTTGCCGCGTTTAGTGGTGTTTCTCCTTTCTTCTGTGAAGCTGATGTAGCATTAATTATTGCATCTTGAGTTTTACCATAAATCTCTCCCCCAGAAGTCGTTAATGATTGGAATTCGGCAGGAGTAAGAATTTGATCTCCTGCATTTACTCCTGACAAACTTTTATCATCTATTAGGGTTTGAGTATATTGTTTAGGAGTCCATGAAGCTCCTCCGTCGTCTGTAACAGCAGATAGTACCCATCCTCCTGTATTTAAATTTGTGGCATCATTTATAGTTCCATCTTTCCACGAGTCGCCAGCTTTGTTTGTTGGATTTGGTGTTGAAGCAGTATATAATCTGGTGTTTGAACTTCCAGGAACAACTGCTCCATTACTATCAACCTCATAACTAGTTACGGTTCTGTAATAATTCTTCTCACCAGCCTTCCCATCAGGCAATGTTACACTATATGGAATACCATAAAGCCATTTTGTTGCCATCAGAAATCCCTCCCTGCTTCTAAGGGATTATTCATCTCAATTTTTTGTAGAGTATGAGACATTATAGCGTTTTTTATTTATTTATAGGACAGTTCTGAAGTATGCATAACCAATGTCACGCAAGTCATTTAGTTCACTAGCTCTAACAGAATGCAACTGTCCTGGTATTTCTTCCCAAGTATAATTTCTAAACTTACCCCAGTGATAGTTGAGTCCACGAAATCCCCATCTCTGGATATCAACACATGCAATTAGTGGGTGTTGATCGTATTCAAACCCCTTTGTCTTTGCATTGTATATAAAGGTATAATAATCTCCCACATCAGGTATCATTTGAATATCAGTAAGTAGTTCTGTAATCATAAGCATTCTGTCTTCAGGATTACTTATTGCTCTAATTTGTTCTTTGTATGGAGCAATCCGATTAGAACCTACCTTTTCTACAAACTGAAACTCATCAAATCCTTCTCTTTCTCTTCTTTGCTTTAGTGTCTTTCTTGGCATTACTTGATACCTAATTCTTTTTCTGTTACGATTTTAAATTCAATCATTCTATCGTCGCAGAATTCTTTTGCTGCTTTCCACTTAGCTTGATTGACAGCATAAGTTTGACACTCATAAATGTAAGATTTAGTCACTCTTGTTTTTTTCTTTGGAGGAACTGTTTGTCTTTCGGGTTTGACTTCTACAATATAAGTTTTAATCTTGCCAGTGCTCTCTTTTACCTTTATAATAAAGTCAGGAAAGTATCTATGAATGCGATTATCAACTGGAGAAATGTATGGAATACAGAACTCTTCTGAACCCCATGCAACAATACTTTCGTTTAAGTCACACCACTTACAAAACTTTCTTTCCCAACTACTTCTACAAATAATATTGTTAGGATCTCCTTTATATTTTTTTGGATAAGAAGGTTTGTATTTGCTTTTTATACTTTCTCCCATTTATCCTGTCTACATAATATACCGGTAAAAGTATTTATAGGTTGCATGGCAGCACCAAGTCCTACAAAAAAAGTTTTAGCAGATTTAAAGGCAAGTATATTAGCTCCTGCACAGACTTCACATTTTTTATGTGAATTTCTACCACCTTCTAATCCTCCTAGTAAAGCATTTGCTGACTTTATGAAAGCTAGAGGTACAGAATATTTAAGTGGTAATAATCAAAATTTATTTCAATTATCTTGTTGTGATGCAACATTGCCTGGATCAACACTAGCAACTCATGAAATTAATAATGATTACACTGGAGTAACTGAAAGACACGCATACAGAAGACAATATGATGACCGTGCTGATTTCTCCTTTTATGTTGATAAGGAATATAAAGTTATAAACTATTTTGAAAATTGGATGTCCTTCATTGCTGGCGAAGAAGATATAGAAAATCAAAAAACACCAACTTATAACTATCGTGCTAAATTTCCATCTGATTATAAAACGGATAATCTTTACATAGTAAAATTTGAAAAAGACTACTCTGGAACATCTTTACAGTATCAATTCATAAATGCTTTCCCTATTAGTATCAATTCAATGCCAGTTTCATATAGTGGTTCTGAACTTTTAAAATGCACCGTATCATTTACTTATTCTAGATATGTTGTTCAGTCCAAATCTATATCTGAAGCAACATCTGGAGCATCAATAGCAACTAGAGAAGAATTTGAAGCAAACCGTAGATTATTTCCAGATTATAGGACATATGAAGAATATCTTTTGGGACAGACGCCAGCAAGATAATAACTATCACCCAACGGAATAAATAACCATACTGAAACATCTATAGGACATTATGCCTTTACCAAAGATTGCTACGCCAACATATGAGTTGGAATTACCTTCTACTGGAAAACCCATTCAGTTCAGACCTTTTCTAGTTAAGGAAGAAAAGTTATTGGTTCTTGCTCTTGAGAGTGAGAACACAAAAGAAATTACAACAGCGATTAAGAACGTAATCAAGGCTTGTATTCAAACAAGAGGGATTAAAGTAGAAACACTCCCCACATTTGATATTGAATATCTCTTCTTAAACATTAGAGGTAAGTCGGTTGGGGAAGAGATTGAAGTTAATATCATTTGTCCTGATGATGAGGAAACTTATGTTCCTGTGAAAATCAATATTGATGATATCAAAGTATCAAAGAGTAAAGAGCATTCAAACAAGATTAAACTTGATGACTCTCTTATAATGGAGATGAAGTATCCTTCTCTGGAACAGTTTGTCAAGAACAACTTTGATTTCACTGAAGATAATGTAATGGATCAATCCTTTGAATTGGTTGCAGCATGTATTGATAAAATCTATAATGAAGAAGAAGTTTGGGCTGCTGCCGATTGTTCAAAGAAAGAGATTACTGACTTCCTTGAGTCAATGAACTCTTCTCAGTTTAAAGAGATTGAAAAGTTTTTTGAGACAATGCCTAAACTGTCTCATGAAATCAAAGTGAAGAATCCAAACACTGAAGTTGAGAGCACTGTCGTACTGGAGGGACTCTCAAGTTTTTTCGCATAGCACTCTCTCACATGGATTTGGAGAGTTATTATAAGTTGAGTTTTTCCTTGATGCAGTACCATAAATATTCATTAACTGAGATTGAAAATCTTATTCCTTGGGAACGAGACATTTATGTTGAGCTATTGAGAGCGCATTTAGAAGAAGAGAAACTTAAGCAACAGCAAAATGGGTCCTGACGAGTTAGATGATTTACTAGCAAGCATACGAGCAGAGTCAAAGGGAGGCTCTGCTCTTGCTTTGTATGAAGGAACTCGTGCAACTGATTTAGTCAGTGAAAAGATAGACGAAAGAATATTAAATCTTCTTGGACTTGACGACGTATTTGATATTGATTATGCAACTTATATTTCCTTATTAAAGGAAAGGGCAGCTGCTGCCAGAATGACTGGCAAGAATCTTGCTACTGAAGAAGCAGAGTTAGTCACCAACGAATTCAAGAGAGTCAAAGGAAAAGTTGGTAGATTTAAAATACAAAAGAAGAAAATAACAGCATCAAGTATTGCAGTAAGAAAACCAATAAAAGCAGTAAATCAAAAAGCACTGATGCCTGCTCCTGCGGCTGGTGGCGAAGAATTAATTCCTGTTGTAAAGGATATTGATACGAAACTTGATGAACTTCTTGCTGCAGTAAAGGCAGATTTTAAGGCAGAAGAAGAAAGAGAAAAGCAAGAAAAGAAAGACGAAGAGAATCAAAGAAGAAGAGCAAGAGAAAAGAAAATGGAGGCAAAGGAGTCTCCAATTATTAAGTCTCTGAAGAATACTGCAAAGAAAATCGTATCTCCTTTCCAAGCAATTTTAGATAGAATTTTTAAATTCATAGGATTTACATTGCTTGGATATGGTGTTGATAAATTCTTCAAGTGGTTCAGCGATCCAAATAATAAGAAAAAGATAGAAACTATTGGCAGATTCTTAAAGGATTGGTGGCCTTCTTTAGCATTTGCTGCTGGATTATTTTTAACTCCATTTGTATCATTTGTTCGTCGCACTTTAAAATTGTTAAGATTTTTTGTGCCTCAGATGGTGAGGTTTATGGCTGCTCATCCACTTTTGTTTGCTACCGCGGCCGCTGGAGTTGGTGCATATGCAGCAACTCAGATGAATGAACAAAAGAGAAAAGAATTTAAGAAAACAGAACCATCTATAGTTCTTCCAGAGGAAACTGCTAAAACTGGCAAAATGCCAGGAGTTCCTCAACTACAACAAGAACAAGTCCTTCAAAGAGGATTTGGTGGAATGTTTAATAATGGTGGTATCGTAAGAACAAAATCATTCTTTGGTAATAAATCAATTACAAATGTTAATGATATTGCATTTGATGGTGGTGGTTCAATTACTAAAGACACTGGACTTGATATTACTGGTGCTGGCCCTGATACTCAATTAATTGCTGCTGCTCCCGGTGAGATTGTTATACCAAGAAAGACAGTTAATAAGTATGGTTCAAAATTCTTTATGAATTTAATACATTCTTCTGGAATGAGTGGTAATCCAAGGTTTGTAAACAATATTCAGTTAGCACAAAACGGTGGAATTGTTGGTGCATTGGGAAATATGGGACTGCCTGGAACTGGAACTGTAATGTCACCACTAACCAGAGGTGACTCAACTGTTGCTGGTTATCAACAAAGACTTCTTGGAATTCCTTTAGGGAAACCAACTTTCCCAAGAGACGCAAGTGGTTATGGGACTGGATATTCTCAATCTGAAATGGCAAGATATGAGCAGTTTAATAAACAAAAATATTTTACAAATGCTGGTGGTGCTCTGCCGAAATTAGTCGATCGTCCAAATATTGTTGGTGATGCCTTTAAGAATTTTGGCAGAAATGTTCAGACAATTAGAGATGCTGCGAGGCGTCAAGAAGAAATGATGAGGAAACTTGGATATGAACCTGATGGTTATACAAATTTTAGCGGACAACCAATTAATTTAGGGCCTCAGTCCTCTATAAAACCAATTGGAACTCCCGTAGTTACTACTGAAACAAAAATGATTGTCTTACCTCCAAAGACAACCTTTGCAAAGAAACCTGATTATAATGTTAAATCTGGAACTGATATTCCAGACTTCAGTCCTATTGCTGCTGTAGCTCATAGAATGAAAGTGACTGAAGCACTTGGCATTTCTAATCTGGTGTAATAGGAGAATAAAATGGTAGTAAGTTCTCAAAAGTTTTTACCATCAGGAAAGTCAGGTTCTTTAGCGGTAAGGCCCACTGCTAAACTTTCAATGATTCGCAAACCTTTGGTTGCGACATCTTCTGATGGTGAAGCACAAAAAACTGTACTTGATGTTCGTAATAAAGTTAACTATCTTACATTTATTTTTAAAAGAAAGAAAATTTTAAAGAAAAAAATTCTTGATAGAAAGAGAAAGTTAGTAGAGATAGAAAAGAATAAAAAAAGAGAAGAAGAATTAGAATCCAAAAGAAAAAAAGGAGGAAAGAAAGATGATGAAAAATTATTAATAACACCTCCAGGCGGAAACATTATTGATTCTCTTACAAGATTTGCTGGGTTTACTTTACTTGGGTTTATAGTTGATAAGTATTCGAAATTTTTTCCAAAGTTGATAGAGTTTGGAAAAAACATACAACCTGCAATAGAAATTTTTGGCAGTTTTGCTAAAAATCTTGTTGGTGGTACAATTGATTTTATTGAGAATGGATATAAAGCATATGATAAAGTTCGTGCTGGAATCAAAAATATTGGTGGTGAAGGAGCACAAAAAACTTTTGATGAGTTTTCTAAAAATTTAAATTTAATTTTGAATGGTGCCATCATGGCATCAATGTTGATTGCAAGTACTGCTCCTGGAAAAAAATCTGGAGGAGTGTCTCGCGGTGGTGGGTATGGTGCTGGTTATGCTGCTGGATATGCTGCTGGACTTGCGTCTAGAGGTAGAGGTCCTAGATATCGTTCTCCCGGACAAGCAGCAGCAGGTGGCACTTTCCAGGAAAATCTATCAAGACAAGCACTCTCCAGAGAAAGAATGCTTGCTGATGCTGGCCCTAGAGGACCATTAGATAGAATGCGTCGTGGTTTTAGAGGAGCTGGCGCACAACTTCAAACTGGAACATTGTTCCAGAGAGGTTCTGGTTTACAAAAAGCACTTTATAATGCTCCAGGAAAATTAAAAGGTGTAACTTCAAGCCTTGGTAAAGTTGGCAGTGTTGGTGGTAGAATTTTTGGTAGAATACCCATCATTGGTGGACTAATTGATTTTGCAATCAATCTTGCGATGGGTGAAGATCCTGGAAGAGCAGCAGCAAAAGCAGTAGGTGC